TTATCCACCATTGATACCGTTGTTGACGCTATAAAAGCTAAGACGGACAATCTTCCTGCAGATCCCGCATCTGAGACAAATGTTGATGCAAATGAAGCTAAGTTGGATTCAGCGCTTGCGGCGTTAACTACCATTGATTCCAATGTTGATGATACATTGACCACTGTCCTGGCAAATCAAAATGGTATCAATGACATTTTAACTGATACTGACGATATGCAGACCAACGGGGTTAAAATTAATTCCAATGGTTTGACTTCCATCGATAACAAACTGTCCACTGAACACGGCTCAGGTGATTGGGATGCGGTTGCAGCTTTAACAACTGTTATTGATGCACTTACTACCATTGACACTCACGTGCTTGAACGTGCCACTCCTGCACAGGTAAACGCCCAGGTGCTGGATGTTATGGCAACTGACACTCATGCCGAACCTGCTCAGGCGGCTCCGTCTAATACCCCGACCATTACCGACATGATCAATCAGGTTTATCGTAAGATCGTGAAGGATAAGGTCACGGCAACCTCCAGCGAAGAGAAGACTTACATGAACGATGGTTCGACCGTCCGACATAAACGTTCTATCTCTGATAATGGAACCACGGTAACTAAGGGAGCGGCAGTCTCAGGTTAATATGCCAGCAAACACTAAAAATGAGCGGCTGTCGCTGATTTCGTGGACCAGCCAAGATGCGGTCCCCGAACCGGATAGCGAAATTAGCAGTGAAGATCAATTCATATTGGTTGGTCTGCCTGCTATTGAAGTAGTTGGTGGTGAATCAGACTGGCGGCGCGGAATGAGAAGAGAATCTTTATTATTTAGATAGGGGGAACCATGGCTGATTTGACTAATGAACGGGTATCTGTAGGTGGAATTGCCCCAGGTGTTTTCGGTGCCACTCTGATATCGAATATCTCTGCAACCACAACAGCAGTTTCAGTTTCGGCTCTCGATGTGGCAAGGATAGTCGACATCTCGATTGCCACCAACGGTATAACTGGAGGTTCTGTTGTCCGCGTTGAGGGCTGTGTGGATAATGGAAACAACTATCATACTGTTTTGGAAATTACCTCAGACGGTATTACCCAAATACAGAAAGCGCTTCGTAAAATTCGGGCCACCATTCCGATATACGGGGGTGGTACTATTCTTTCAACCCTGATTGCTAAAACTTACTAATTAAAAGGAGGCTGTAATGGCTGACATTACCCCAATCACTATCCATGGAGATGACCGTGGAAACCAGCCAAGAGTTATCAAAGCTGTAATGATCGATAACATCTCGGCAACCACTCCGGCAGTATCGGTAAGCGCGTTGGACGTATCCAGGCTGGATGACATTTCCATCCAGATCATCGGTGCTACCACCGCTGCCTTTGGAGCCAGTATTCAGATGATGGGTTCCCTGGATGGTACTAATTACGAGAATCTGGGTTCTGAAGTGGCCGCGGATTCCATCCTGAACATGGGTGGCGTTTCTGTCGTGCACAAAATCAAAGCCACGATTTCCAAGTTTACGCAGACCGGTGAAGGCATCACTGTGATTGCCCTGGGTCGGCGTAACCGTAACGTTTAACTTTACCACAGAAGCCTGTCCGTTAAGGATGGGCTATCTGTGTATATGGAGGTATAATTATGCCTTGTAAAGGCGGAAAGAAGAAGGGAAGTAAAAAGGGTGGTAAGAAACGCTCTTATTAGCAGGGAGTTAGTATGAGTAACGCAATTATAAGGGAGGCACCAGATATGCCAAAGTTTGAGAAAAGGGTGGAGATAAAACAGGCGGTTAACGGTTTTATCGTTGAAACCAAACACGAGGTTGAAAGGAAAAATTCCGAGGGTGGTAAATACATGGATACCGAGTATAAAACCGCCGTTGCTGAGAATTTTTCTGAGGTAATTAACATTGTTGGGTCTTATTTCGTAGGAAGTAAACTCAAAAAATTTGGGATGGGGCAATAGTGGCACTCCGGATTCGTCCCCCCGACCTTGAACCAGTGAAGTTACCGTCTGGATTAGACCACCTTAGTGCGTCGTCAATAAGTACGTATTTGGTGTGTCCGATGCAATGGTACTTTAGGTATGTCAAAGGGGTAAAATCTCCGCCAGCAATCGCTCTTGAATTTGGGAAAAGTGGACATGATGCTCTAAAAATGAATAACATGCACAAACTTGACCAAGGAAAAGATTTGCCATCCAAGATCGTATGTGATAAATTCAGCGATCAATTGGCGGTTAAAAAGAAAGACATAGAGGATTGGGGGGACGAAAATCCGGACAAAGCTTATGATAAACATCAGGAGTTGGGCAGGAAATTACTTAATGACTACATGAATGAAGCTGCTGAATTATTTACTCCTGATGAAGAACCGGAAGTGGAAGTAAGAGAGACTATTGCTGGAGTACCTCTTCTTATGTTTATTGACTTAATATCCGGTAATGAGATATGGGATTATAAGTTTGTAAGCACTAAGAAGAATGATTCCGACGTTAAAAATTCATTGCAGATGTGGGTTTATTGTATAGCCAAAAATAAGAGTAAAGCTAATCTTTTATCTTTCTGCAAAAGGACTAAAAATATAGAATCAGCAAGCGCAGATATAACTGACACTGACAAAAACTGGTGCAAGTCCATCATTAGAAAAACAGCGGGGGCGATTAGTGCCGGAGTCTTTTTTCCGCGTAATCCGGATGGCCAGGAGAAGTGGCGGTGTAGCCAAAGGTTCTGCGGCTACTACCATCTGTGCAGGGGGAAGGGACGATGTTAGAGTGTAGTTTGGTTTATTGTAATTATAACAAATCATACAAGTGTAAGGTATCTGACGCTATTAAAGTTATGATTGTAAAATTATTAATGGGTAGAGTGGTTTCCTGTGATTGTTATGACTGCTCCAAATCCCTTAAACGTGAGAAGGTATTAATTCACCAAGAGGATGATGGTGAACCAGAGTGAGATAGGGAGGTATTCCCGTAACAAGGGTGCTCGTTATGAAAGGAAAGTGGCTGAAATATTTAGAGATGCGCTTGGATGGGATCTCGTTCGAAATCTTGAACAATCTCGCCGCGACATCCATGGGGATCTGGTTGACCGTCAAACTCTTTATGCTCCGCATAACTTTATTATTGAGTGTAAAAATAGGAAATTTTCTTGGGACTCGGCCCTAACTTGGAATGAGAAAGCTGATGCACCACCTAAATGGCTTATTGAAGCACATAAAAAAGATCCCGAAGCTAATTGTCTTCTTGTATTCAAATCGCAAGCACTTATCAATTATGGAATGGCACTCTTCCAGTCAGATGAATTTGATATTAAATTTGATGGATTTATTTCTGGCGATCTGTGCTTCGATACTCTCGATAACATGCTTAATTATATTAAAAAATGCCTCTTGAACAAACATCAAAAGACATAAAGATACTAGTTAATGAAGTACAAAGAATAAGGCGGGATCTTGTCACATCTTTGCCGTATCCCATACAACAACAAATAGAACACGAACTCGAAGACTTCGGGTACGATCTTATTATTCATCATGGTCTAAGGCGACATGAGGTTGGATATCTAACTACCTGCATGAATAATGCCAAGAAAAGGTTCATAGGTAATTTAGGTAAGAGATTGCAGAGGTATAAGCATATAGCTGAAGAGTTTTATTATGATCCAGGTTCTGATAGTGACGATGGCAATACAACTCTTGACAAGTTATATATGTCTACCGCAGGTCTTAGTCAGCACGATAAGGAATTCGCTTATGTGATGGTCGTTATGATAGTTAGAGGGTCCACGGCCCCGATTAAAGACACCGCCGCTGAAATCGGCGTTTCCCGAATGACAGTAAATAAATTCTTAAGGAGATGGAAGGCAGCTTATGCCAAAGAAGTTAACAGACAGGTGCCAGAAGTGCGATCTCTCAACCACTTGCAAAAGCTCTTGCGTTGGAGGGCGGGGAAGTGAGCGACCAAAAGTCATCTTCATCGGGCAAGCTCCAGGTAAAGACGAGGATGAACGAAATACCTGCTTTGTCGGAGATGCAGGCAAACTTCTTATCGAGACACTTTCAAAAAATGGTATTGGAAACTATCGTCTCACAAATACAGTCAGATGCTTTCCGCCTAATGATAAAAAACCTCTTAAAAGACAGATACAAGCTTGCCTCCCTTATCTCGAAGCAGAGTTAGAAAGGTATCCCTGTGAAATCATTGTTCCACTTGGCGGATTGGCATTGGACGTTTTCTTCCCTGGGGCAAAAGTTACCGAAATGGCTGGTCTTGCGCATAAAGTTGATGGCGGTGTCGTATTCCCTATTCTTCATCCAAATGCAGTATTACACAGACCACAAAACAGGAGAGACTTCGAGTTACAAGTCAAAGCTCTTGCATCTTATCTATCTGGCGATGTCAAAGCTCGCAGAATTAAACCCAATTACAAAGATTTAACGAATTCTGCGTTTTTTAGGGGTAATAGGGGTGCAAACATCTTGTGGGCGTACGATTTCGAAACCACTGGATTAGATCCTAAAAAAGACGAATTGAGGTGTGTATCTTTTGCTGATAGGCCAAATACAGCACAATACACATCTAAGTGTCATGAAATAAACTGCCCTGAGTTTTGGACCAGGAACAGGTTTATAGCTCATAATTCTAAATTCGAATCCCGTTTCACAAGGAGCAAGTATGGTGTTACCCCTAATATTGTCGGTGATACATTTATCGCTCATCATCTTCTTTTTGAGGATGAGTCACACCACCTTGACATCCTTGAGAGAATCTTTACGTCACTTGGAGGATCCAAAGATGAATCTAACGATTGGCTTCGACGCAACAATAATGCCTGGGATAAAATACCTGCTGATATACTCATGCGCCGCAACTGTTCTGATAGCGATGCCACTTTGCGTATTCATAATATTCTCTATCCTGAAATTTGTAAGCAGGGGCTAAAATACCTATATGAGAGTATAAGTGTGCCAGCGGCAACCGTGGTTGGTAAAATGGAAGACTGTGGTATGTACGTTAATCCCAATACACTAAAGAAAATCTATACTGAAGAGGAAGCAAAGGCCGCATCCATCAAGAAGCAAATATGTGAAAGGTGGGGGATAGACGATATAAACTTCCGATCTCCTAAACAGATGATTAAATTAGTATACGAAACCATGATGGCAGTTGGTTTATCTGGTAAGGTTGGAATGACGAAATCCGGTCAGCCTAGTACGGACTCTGATGTATTTGAGATAATGATGTCTAAACCGGAAAATGAGCGAATAAAGGACGATTTGCAATTGATACTTGATTGCAGATCTGCACTATATAATTGTACGAAGATAGACGAAATATTTAAATGGAGGAGGGACGATGGAACAGTCTCGGCAGACAACAATGTTGCTTATACTCCTACGGGTCGTCTTACCTCTTCTCGGCCTAACCTTCAAAATTTACCTGTCGATGGTAGAGTAAAATTAGCTTTTGAATCACGTTGGGAAGGGGGTAATATCTGTGAAGCAGACTATGGACAACTTGAACTCAGACTTATTGGTTCTGAATCTCGGTGTAGGGATCTTATTGAAGCATATAAAGATGGGCGAGATATTCACCAAGAAACAGCTGACAAGTTTAACATGGAACGTGTCGATGCTAAACGAGTTAATTTCGCTTGTGCTTACGGAGTCGGGCCTTCGACCCTATCCAGGGAGCTTAAAGTCGAATTTGAAGACGCAAGATTCTTCCTTGGAGAAAAGAACAAACAATGGTGGCAAATCAGTACGTGGCGGGAAATACAGCATAATAGGGCACGGGAGCAAGGGTATGTCACAAATAGATTTGGAAGAAGAAAGAGATTACCGAACATACTTAGCAAGGTAGATAAGGAAAGGTTCGCCGCTGAACGGGTGGCAGGTAATTTTCCCATCCAATCATTGGGTGCTGATACCCTGATGCTTGCTATGGTTATAATGGACAGATACATTACGGAAATGAAACTCAAATCATTAATAATAAACCAAGTACACGATTCTATTATTTTGGACGTGTATCCAGGGGAAGAGGAGGTTATAAAGGAACTGATACCAAATGTGATGGTTAAAGAGATTATGGGATTGCATGATTGGTATAAGATACCTCTCGTCGTTGATTGTAAAATCGCTAAAACATGGGGAGGCTAAATGCCTAAAAAAGTCAGTGAGTCAATGAATATTGACCCTGCTAACATTCCGACCACGGTAACTATCGATGTCGAATCCTTTCATCTAAGCAAGGGATTGACCCTTTCGCTGGAAGCCTTGGGTGGCAACAAGTTCGAGATGGCTAGGTTGGACGCTGGTATCACCATAAAGGGGAAACCTACTGTCCAGGCTGAGAAGGAAGCAAATGCTTTCATGGACGCATACTTGAATCAGCAGTTGGCTGATCTTCACTCACAATACAAGGGCGGATGAAGGAGTCTTGATCCGATCCCGTTTTAACAAGGAGTAAAAATGGCTTTAAATCTGGCACGGTACAAGGCGAAGCATAAGGAAGCTTCGGAAACAGGTACCGGAGGGAGATCTCTTCGTCTCAAAAACGGCAAGAACTACCTCCGGATTTTCAAATTCCAGCACAAGGTGGTGGATCGGGATTTCGCAATGAAACTCTATAACCGCGGTGCTGAGGGTGCTCCCGCCGTTGGTGACGTAGTTGAGGAGATTTCCCGTCCATACTTCGCACATTTCATGAAGGGCACGGCTCCGCAGAATTGCTACCTCAAAACGGCAAACTGCGATCATTGCCAAGAGGCTAATGAGTTGAAACGTAGCGGCGATGAGATGGATAAGCGTTCGGGTCGTCAGCTTGGACGTTCGGAGCGGAATGCAATGAACGTCGTTGACATGAACAACCTGGAAGCTGGCATTCAACGATTTGATGCCTCCCGCCAACCCTGGGCCGGTATCCTTGCCCAATATATCAGTAAAGCTGAGGATGGGGCGCAGGATGATGATATCTTCGGATGCAACGGGCGTGATTTTGTCATTGATTATGACAAGAACGCTGACGTTAGCAAGATTTACACCGTTACCATTAGGGATAAAGAGCGGTGTGAAAAGCTGGATCCCAAATTCGAGGATAAAGTGGTTGACCTATTTCGCAACCACGAACTCGATCCCGTCGATGCTCCTCCGGTTGGTGAAGAGGCACCTACCCCTAAGCAGGAAACTGCACGCAAACCCGCTGACCCGCCTCCGCCACCTAAGGAGGAAGAACCTTCAAAAGATGATCCTAAGTTGAAGGATCTCAAGGATGAGAAAGCCCCTGGCGATCTTACCGGAAAGCTGGTATCTTTCAAGAATGATGGCAAGGACGTACAGGCTATGTGTGAATCACAGTCTGGTACGGTTCTAAAGGTCCGTGCAGATAACGGTGAGCTTTGGGAAGTGGATGTCAATGAACTTACTGGCTATCAGCTGAAATAAGGAGACTCCATGGATTATATTAAGAAGGGGAAGATCAACCTGATCATTGATGGTCAGTGGGGATCTACTGGAAAGGGCAAGCTAGCGGGATATATCGCGAAACGGGCATCGATAGATGTGGCGGTGTGTGATTTCCAGACGAATGCGGGACACACGTTCGTTTGCGACGATGGCAAAGAGATTATGGTACAGCAGGTGCCATCGGCACTAATTAATCCAGGTTGCCAGATTTGTATTGCCCCCGCCGCCACAATCAACGTCGATACCCTGATGAAGGAGATTGAGAAGCATGATCTCTCTAAAAGAATCCACATCCACCCGCATGCCGGTGTCATTGAAGATATCGATACTGCGAATGAGGCAAAAGGAGCAATGGTCCAGATTTCTTCGACTCAGAAAGGATGCGGCTCATCTCTATCCAGGAAAATCCGGCGTGAAGCGTCTCTTGCTTGTAATTGTGACAGGTTACGGCCTTTTATTGCGGATACTTGCAAGATCGTACAGGATACACTATTTGCTGGAGGAACTGTACTTGGCGAAACTGCCCAAGGATTCGACTTATCCTTAAATCATGGAATCAAGTACCCATATACAACCTCCAGAGATGTAACGGTTGGCTCCTCTCTTAACAACTTCGGTGTGCCACCAATGTTCCTTGGTGAAGTGTGGGCCAGTTTAAGGACGTATCCGATTCGGGTTGGTAATGTGTTTGATAAGGATGGTAAGCAGATCGGTTGGTCCGGTCCCAACCATGTTGATCAGAATGAGATGACTTGGGACGAGATAACCAATTCGTCGGGTTGCCCACACCGCTTAGAGGAAATTACTACCGTGACCAAAAAGGTACGGCGGGTGTTCAATTTTTCGCTGGCACAGTTGGATCGGTTTATCACCTATAACGCACCGACTAAGTTGTTCATCAACTTTGTCAACTACCTGAATTGGGATGATCACAATAAGATGTTCGGTAGTGAATTGTCCTCCATCACTAAGACGTGGGTACATCACGTTGAGGAATGGATGAATGAGTTCTGCTCTGAACGTCGTTTACCTATTCCCAAGATTGCCTTATTGGGTACTGGTTCAAAAGATTCGTCAATGGTTGAGTTGGGGTAAGAAAGGCGGAAATAGCGTTACAAGTAGCGTATAGGTTGATCACCAGAGTACGCGGCTTTCCGTGGGCCTTATCACTGTTGTTTTAGGGGATCCGGCCAATTCCCTTCGATAGTGTGACCGCCAGACTCTTGTAACGCACCCCACATTTTTAAATTTGGTTGAGTTGGGGTGATGTTGGTTGGAAGGTGTGCAAGTACCGTAAGTCTGTAAAACGCAGGGAAACGCCTTAAATGGGGGAGGGATACCTGACGATCCTGGCCTTTCAACCGACTTCTAACACAGCGGAGGTAAAATGAAATCAGTTATGTTCGTTACAGGTCGGCAGGGGTGTGGTAAAACAACCTTGTGCCGATCTAAGAAGTACCATGTCTTGCCTGGGCAGGTACTCCGTAAGAAATTCGGAGATAAGTTCTTTACTTCCTGCATAAATCCAGCCGCTCCGCGTGAAACGGAGAAAGAGGTAAGGGAGATTATCACTGACGCAATACAAAAGACCCCAGAAGGTGAAGTTTTGTGGGTTGATGGTTTCCCACGTAATACCACTCAGTCTATGTGGATACATGGATTAATAGTTAATGGCATCCATCCGCATATCGTATTTTTAACCTGCTTCGATTCAGTAAGGCGTGAACGCGGTAGGGTAAGGGATCTGAGTAAACCCGATGCGCAGGAACTATTTGATAAACGGGAGCAAACAGAAACTCAGCGTCTTTACGACGTGGTGATGGAGGTTCATCACTATGGACTTACATGGTCAATTCTGGATAATACACCGGAAAATAAAAACCTTGTTGAGCACCCTGATCCTTTTAGTGGGGTTCATCTTGGCACTGATCTTAGGACCATCTTTAATAACCACATTGACCTCCTTAAAATAGGTGGTACATATGAAGCTATGGCTGATGCAGTAACTGATCCAGGTATGGAAGCGATGGATGAAACGATACCTGGGTCACCTAAAGCCACTTTCATCCGTAATCTTATTAATCATATCAAAATGGAGTGTAATGAACTTCTTGCCAAATTACCGGATAAATGTTGGCCAATTCCGGATTTGGCTGTTAAAGATGGCCCATTACGGGTAGAGCTTGTAGACGCATTTCACTTTATGTTATCTGCGGCTATGGTTCTTGGTATGGATGCTGATTTCTTCGCTAAGTTATATGAAGAGAAACGCAAGGTAAACGTTAAACGTCAGACAGAGGGTTACGTAAAAACCCGACAAGGAGAGGACGATACCAAACTTGGATATCGGAACGTATAAGTTTGGGAGTGACTTTCAGACAGCGATACTTAATTGTATCATAAAAGACCGTAAATTTCTTGAGCAGTACCGCGATTCAGTAAGTCCGGAGTATTTCGGGGACGAATGTTATCGCCACGTTTGCTCTGTAATTTTGAGGTTGTTTGATAAATTCAATGTCACTCCATCAAAAGAGACAATTGTTGAGGAGATAAAATCTCAGGGGGGAGGAGAAGAAGTTGTTGATACAATTGATTACATTACATCTAAGCAGGTTCCTGACTCGAAGATTATTGAAAGTAAAGCAAGAACTTTCGCCAGAACTAAAGCGGTTAAGAACGCATTACTCGCTATTCAAAGCCAAATCAATGCGGACCAGACAGAGGATACCTTTAAGAACGTTGAGAGTCAATTTGCGAAGGCTATCAATGTCGGTACAGGGTACAGCACTGGCTATTCTTATACGGATAATGTGGTTGATAGGTTCCAAAACTACGAGGAGAGAGATCCTGCAATACCAACCGGATTTAGGTCGATCGATAACAGGGTCGAAGGGGGACTACATTACAAAGAGTTAGGCATGATAATCGGAATGCCTGGGGGAGGTAAAACAACTGCCCTTATACACATGGGTAAGAACGCTCTAATGAACGGATTTAATGTCATACACTATAGCCTGGAGATGCGTGAACTTTTAGTTGCAAGGCGATATGATATGTCTATATCAGAAATGACAAAAGACGAATTGTTACAACTGAAACGTACAGCGGCAAAGCGGATATTTGATAAAGTGAAGGGTAAGTTACTTATACAAGAATACCCTGCTTGTTCAGCCACTACCGCTACCATAAGGAATCATATATCATTAAAAATACGGGAAGGATTTGTCCCCCATCTTATCATTGTAGATTACGACGATTTGGTACTGCCGACCCGACAACTTGATGAGTCCCGCACGAATGTGAAACGCCTATATCGTGAGTTGGATGGCATAACTAAGGAATTCTCTGTTGCTTTATGGACTGCCAGCCAAACAAATAAGAAGATCTTTGAGATGAGGGATGGAGAAGTAATTGATATGCAACATGCAACTGAATCCCTGGAAGCGAAAGGTGGTACGCCCCATTTAATATTATCCATGAATCAGACCTTTAAGGAATATAGGGATGGATTTCTGCGTATGCATATGGTTAAGAATCGGGAAGGTGAGCAACAGTTAACAGTAAATTGTGATATACAGCGAAATAAAATGTTAATGAGGGAGATAATTTGAATGCTATTTAAAAGGAGGACTAATGCCAATAACTTATGGTGCTTTGCCGCCTGTTTCCTCAAGGATTAGTGAAGCGGCGGATTACGTTCGAAAACACATCCACGATTTCAAATCACGTGGCATAAAGATCAACTACGGGACTCTTCTTGGTAACGTTGCTAACAGTTTTGAAATTTCAACACAAGATCTTAGGAAGGAGTTGGGATGGAACAAAAAACCTGCAAGGCAGATGCGCCTAAAACTACGATAAGCAAAGAGTTTTGCATAGCCTGTGCACAATACTTCAACTATGAACTTGAAAATGAGATGTGCGAGGAATGTAATATCCAGGTTCCTATAGTGCGCAAAAAAATCGATCGCTTACTCAGCAGTTATCATAAGGGGATAATCACGGAAAAGGAACTTGATCACGAATTAGTTACAATTGGTGGGTTACATGCAAAGGGAAACAAAAAAGATACTGGCGAAGGCGGACAAACTGTTAAACGATTTGTATTACCGGTCCGATTGCGTGACTAAGGGGGGATTTAGGGATGGCAAGGAAAAAGAAAGAATTGGATATACAAGAAAGATACGTCGTAGGGTGGGCAAAAGGTTACCGCCCAACGATCTGCCTTGATTTTGACGGTGTAATCCATGACCACAAGTATGTAAAGGATTACAGTACATTTTACCAACTTAGAAACAAATCAATACCTTTCGCTAAAGCTGCAATTAAAAAGTTGCACAAAGTCGGTTTCCGTCTTGTCATCATGTCTGTTCGTGAAGCTGTCCCTATACGTAAGTGGCTTTGTAAAAACAACCTGAATAAATATATACATGAAGTGAACGGTGATAGGGAGGATACAACATATGACATATTCAACGATAAATTTTGGGATCATAATCCTGACAACACAAGCATAAAACCGATAGCTAATATATATATCGACGATAAAGATAGCTTTTGGTGCGGGAGTAAATTCAATTGGGTGATAATGATGAAAAGAATCCAGGACATGTTTCCTATGATGAATTGGAAAGCTTAGCTAATTTACGCGCAAGCGAATTGTACAGGATGACTTTGTATATGAGAATAAAACATAGACATCTGGTTGACAAGGTTAATGCAACTGAACCTGATAAGCGTAAGTTTCAGGAGGAGAACTTGAGAGCGAATTTAACGGAAATAGAGCATCTAAAGTTATTAGGTAAAATAAAAAAGTTGGAGGAAGACTTAAATACATACAGATTTGTTATCTGCGGATTAATGATAAAGGAGGAAATACCCGCTTTTATACTAGGACCCGATACCGGTAGAAGATTAATTGAAGGTAATTGGGGTGTTAAGATAGAAATGCATGAAGGCATGGTAGCCGTGGAGAAAGTAAAAATTGAAAAATCTAACACATGAACAAATGGAGGTGGAGAAAGATCTGGTTAAGGCTTATATGGACAAAGATGTTGACACTCTTATATCTTATATACGGGGATATCAACAAGTCCTTAAAGAGACAGCAGATGAACTTCACGATTTAAAGTACACTTTTAACAGCGTAAATGAAGGAGTTGATGAAATGAGACTGAATAAAGAAGAAGGTAAAAAGGAAGAAAAGCTGGTTTTACCTGTATTTACTGTATCCAGCGATGAATCACCTTCCATTGCTATAAGATCGCAGGATGGGGCACTAAAAGCTGAGTGTCCGACACATGGCGTGACTAATCGTTTAATCTGCGTAAACCGAGCCATATTTTGTGCCGCTTGTGTGGAAACAGCATTGTGCAATCTTATTAAGCCCCTGGAACTTTACGAAAGTAAATAATGAAAAAAATTCATAAAGTATTAACCATAAAAAATCTTGAAATTATTTTCAGTTTTAGAAGTAAGAACAATTTTTGGGGTAGATTTGGTGGTGGTTGGAACTGGAAATTTGGTTTTCAATCCGGTGGTTCAAGCGTAATTTTCTCATTTTTAGTATTTGATTTATGGATAAGGAAAAAGCGGATTAATGGATGAATTAAAACCATGTCCATTTTGCGGGTCTTCCCCGTGGCTGCACTCATACAAGGGTATTTTTGTCGGTGAGATACCGTACAGAGGTGATATTGGTTATCGGGTTGAATGTGAGGGGGAGTGCCACGCAATGACCTGCTACTGGCACTCAAAAGATGAAGCTATTAAGGCATGGAACAAAAGGTATGACACTTAATATAGTGGATGTTCGCCCCAATGGGGAATTTCTTGCTCTTTGTGAGAAGTGCGGTGATTCAAAGGGTCACCTGTCTGTCAACCCCGTCAAAAAATGGTGTTACTGCTTTAAATGCGGATTCCATCGTCCGATGACACGTGAGGAAGTCCGGACTATTGCCAATAGTGATATATCCATCAGCCCCCGCCCCTATTGTACGGACAGAGACGCTATAAAAGACAGTGCATTCCCGTTTATGCGTCCTATATGGCCACTACCAGATGCGATAATGGGAAGGAAGGTGGCAGAATACGCAGAGGGTAGAGGATTTGATATAAGGGAGGCACCAATTTACTATTCACCTGACAAACCTTGGTACATGTTCTTTGTAATGAGGGGTGATGATGGTGAAATGGTGTATTGCCAGGGCAGAGCAATAAAAGAGGGTATGACACCTAAATACTGGTGCCCCCCTGTCAGGACCAACGATTTTATTTGGACTCTGCAGGGGGGACCAGCTTACAACCAAATTGTGGTAACTGAAGGAATCATTGACGCTTATTCTATTCAAGCAAAAAACAGACTAATCTTGTGCGTACTTGGATCTCACATTAAGTCAGGTCAGATGTTCGCAATAGCAAATAAAGTGCGAGAATTTGAAGGCGAGCTAATCGTTATGCTGGACTCGGATATGCCTGAGGAAGCGTGGGAGATGGGAGTTCAGATTCGCCATCGGACATACGCTCCTGTGGTTCGGGTTGTTGATTGGGGCGAGACCGAGGGCGATCCAGATTCGATAGCTCCTGAATTGAGAGAACGCTTAATCGCTGAATCCATTCTCGTACCCGACCCTTAATCCTGGAGATGGTAGCTTTTGATTCATTGGGTAGAACATGACGGTCGAGCGGGGACTGAGATCTTGGATCTAACCCGTCTAACTCCATCTCGTCAAGTGTCTGTTGTGACGGCTTTAACTTCTCTTGAACAAAAATACGCTCACGTGAGTCTAGTTTTGTTAGTAACACAGCAAGCAGCTCTCGACTTAAAGCAATTCCAAGAGGGGAGTCGAACTTAGATGTGGCGGGGAAATCATCGGGCATCCGCATTATTGTTCGGTCTTGTAATACTTCTCGCTTCTGTAATGTGTTTATACGATTGGATATACAGCGACCGAGAATTTTTACTACCTGATCCTCTGGAAGATGACTGTATCGGTCGAAACGCATGGTTGCTTGAAGCAAACCCTCCTGCGCCCACTCTTTGGCAACCTCAGGGTCACGTTCCTTCTTGCGTGCCAGGGCAAAAGCCCCATCGATTAGCTTAGCTATCACTTTACCTTTATCCATTTTATCTTACCTCCAGTATCAGCACCAGCAAGGCACCGAGTATAAGTATTCCATTGACCAGGATCCTTGGTATCATATTTTTCATATCTGCTTCCTTAGTAGGGCGTGACGGAGCATGTTACCCGCTCTCATGCGAATTATGCCCCTGTTTACCTTTCCAGTCTCCACATCATAGACCAAGCGCTGGATTTGTTCCTCTTTACAACCTGAACTTATGAGGATCTCTTCAAGGTCTTCAATGGTGTTATAAGCGGATAAGAGTTTAGATACATCGTCTTTAACAGAGTGTTTGCTCACTTTCACCGTGTCTATGGTGTTGAGCATGTTCTCGATATTGACTAAAACGTGTGTATCGTCCTCTTTCTCCTTGACCATGCGATCAAGTTCACCAGTGGAGTTGAGGTGACAGGCTGTGTCCAGTGTAAGACATAAGCCTTTAGCCTGTTCCCTTATACCACGAATCTGAGATAAGTTTAGATCCCACTTCGCCATAAGATCAGCTTCGATCTTTGTCGGCGTGTTGGATGTATCAGGGGGTTCGGATTTCCCCCGGTAAGGTAATCTGACCATTGCTTAGCGGCTCCTCTATTTGAATTCGGATCTCCACCATCTTACCTGTGGAGTCCTCTTTGGCAAGTCCCACGAATGGGGTTCTGATTTCGAATAAGCGGTATGCCTCCATCTGGTTAAGGATGATGGCAACTTCTTTAGTTCCTTTATGATGTGCAAGTCTCATAATATAAAAAGTGGGGGACCGGATTTCGGGGGTTGGTGTACCATCCGGTCCGGCCCCCCGTTGGCCGCTAAGCCGATTTTGCTTCCGCCGCAGGAGCTTCAGCCGGTTGCGTCTTGGCCGCTTCAGCCGCTTCCTTCTTGGCGGCATTCGCGTCACGCTTGGCCTGACGTTTCTTCTTGGAGCAGTTCAGGCAGGTTTTGACCTGGAACAGATCGGAAGTGTAGACCTCGCGATCTTCGTTGTCACACTCGATACATTTGATCTTGGCCTTCTGCTTGTTGGCCGAGGGATCGAACACCAGGGAACCGGGGATAAAGTGAGGATATTTGTCCTTGTAGTACTCCTCGGTTTTCTTGGCCCGTTTGGGCGGACCCTTTTTCTCCTTGGGTTCGGCGGGAGCTTCGGCGGCTTTGGCCTCCGCGCGTTTCTCGACTTCGGCATTCGCCCGTTCGTCGAAGTTAACTTTCTTTTTGATATTGACGGCCATTTGGCCCTCCTTTGGTAAGGGTGGAATGGCGTTACTTCGCCACTTGATCATTGGTTTTTCCATCATCGTCTACTCATAATAACCCGCAATTGCCGTGCCAGTTTCATCAGAATTAAGAATCTGCATCAATCCTTCTGGCGGCATCATCCAAGTGCATAGCTACTTTAAGCCATCTGTCGCTATTACCAAGAATGCTCTTGGCGTAGCAAAGTCTTATTACCTCTTCAAGTACGGAGGTAACGCCTTCATCGTCGATCATTTCTTCAATTCTGGACATAACCTCTCCCTTAAAATGTTCAACGCTTTTGCGTGGTGGTAGTTAAACTTTCGACACGCATCCATGTGTTTGCCACTTGAATTCATGCTAATCTTCCAATGCAACATCTCACCTATTTCATAGCCCATATAACCTTCGAAATAGTAAAGCCATATGACGACCTTCTCAAGATCTGGAAGGCCGTTTAAAGCTTCACGTAATTTTACCCTTGTGTGGGCACCAATCTGCATGTTCTATTGGGTAAGACACTGGCACAAAGCCATCTCCGCGACGGTCAACGGAAGTACGGCAAACTCTGCACCTGTGCCACTTGTACCGATAAGTTCCATGATATTTTCTCCTCAAAGTGGCTGTTTCCAGCCAAGGGCGAGGGATGGTTCGTTCAGACAAGTCTTGTACCTCCTATTCTTCATAACTATCGCAGTAAGGACAGCTTTCACAATCGGCAAGCACGATGTATTCGTGCGTTCGGCCTGCGGAGTCTCTTCCTCGTATGCATGTCGTCTTCATGTCCAACCATGCGGCACAGGCTGGGTTTGGGCAGTCGTCTGTCTCTTTTCCACACATGTTCACTAATGGTCTGGTCATTCTTCCTCCTTAAGAAGGTTCACTGACGGATTCGGAGCATTCTTGAATTTTAGTTCCGTTTTCCCCCCAAAGTTCAGCAAGGTCATAATCTTGCCAGTTAACGGCTATGTGATCTGACTTTTCACAGCAGATTTGAGCGATGTCACCGAGCAGTTTTGATAGACCTCGATCATCGATCATCTTCTCCAAGTCTTGAGCGTACTTGGTTTCCTTTTCACTATCCATTAGCTTCCTCCTTTGGGGTTATGATTGATAAAGAGGTTTTATTCATCTCGTCATTGGCCTTGAGAGTTTCCTCAAAATCCCGGTAAGCCTTGTCACTATCGTTGGCGTACTTTGCTGCAGCAACACCTTCCCAACCGCACCACAAAAGTTCACGTGCTGTGCGTTTTCCTTCCTCCAGAAAGTCGACGTTCATGCAGAGTACTCCGTCGTCTGTCCAGGGTTCACCGAATATCCGAATGTCGGTCTTGGTTCGTTCGATCACTTGGACCTCCTTTCCTCCATCAATTTGTTCAATTCTTCAGTAGACATCTGGCTGTATTTTTTGTCGCACTCGCAAGGATCTTGTTCAGATTTCACCTCTGCTTCGTGCTCTGTGCGACCCTTCCACATTTTCCCGCATTCTTTACACATTAAAATCATCTTTATCACCTCCTTCCAGTGGGCGGTCCCCACAAAAAGAACAGCAAATCCCGTGCCAATCGGCTGTTGTTCAGTCACTCCTCCATTTCTTCTTGTTCAGCTTTCCAATCGTCGATAGTCCTGAAAGTCTCTTCACCGATTGCCAGCATCAAGATTGCACATCGCCACTCGTTGTGGTCGCCAAGCTCTGAAATGACGTACCGATCTTCGTGGAAGGCTGTCGCTTCCTCGTTGGTGGCGAAAACAATGTCGATCTCACGCCCTTCTCCGTTTTGCCACATTTTCAGGCCTTTGTCTGTCCGTTCGTCGACCCGCTTGATTGCTTCCTCAACTTTGGGAAGTTTGTCCTCGGTCAGGTCAAACTCAAGCCTGATCCCTTCGGCGGCTTTTCGCCGTTCTTCGTCTGTTCTCACTTTTCCTCCTTTACTCAAGGTCATTAACGTCAATCTGTATCACTTCGCCTTCGTCGTGCCAGCAGTCCCAACCTTCGTCAAGCTCGTACCCTTCGTTCTCCAGTTCTTTGTCAAGGTCTGCTTTCTTCTGCTGTGCCAGTTTCAGTTCGCCCACAAAGACAACCTCAACACTGAAGCCTCTGTCCTCGCAGGTTTGTGTGGTCTTCGTCACAACGTACGTGTTCACTTTGGTTCTCCTTGGTTTGTGTGTTTGTCTCAGCCTTCTTCGCTTTTCACAACCTCGACCTTGGCTCCGTAGCCGCTGTTGAAATCAAACCACCACCCGTCTTCCGTGCAAGCCCAGCCTTCCTCGTTGGCGTACAGAGCCGAAACCACGCGGTCGGCCTTGTCGTCCGCTTCCTGTTCGCTTTTTGTCGCCAGCAGGACGCTGGTTTTGACGTTCCCTTCTTCGTTGGTCGTGTGCAAGACCACAAAGGTCGGTTTTTGTTCCTGTTCCACGCTTCCTCCTTTTGGTTTGTCTGTGTTTCGAGCCTTGTTCGGGTGGGTCGTTTGCGCCTTCCTTGGCGCTTTCTCGCTTCCTTGCGGCTGGTGACCCGTTTTTTGTTTTTAGCGGCCTCTTCTTGGGCGTCTTTCGTACCGGCTTGACGGAAAGCTCACGGCTCCTCCTTGGTTGGGGTGTTGTCGCTGTGCCCTTCCTTGGGCGTTTCTTCCTTCCTTGGTGTGGTGTTCTGGCTCATGCGGCCTTGGCTTGCTCGGCGGCTTCCTTCTCGGCCTTGCGCTGGGCGGCTTTCTCCTGCCGTTTGGCCTTCCTCCGTTCCTTGCGCTGTGCTTCGCAGCAGGCTTGGCAAAGGGCGGCTTGGTGGGCGTCGCTTGTGAAGCGTCGGTGCTCGACACCACAGGCAGGACAGACGACGGCAACGCTGACCTTGGTTGCGCTCTCTTCCCACCGCGCTGTGCCTTTGACGACCCAAGCGTGCCGTTCGGCGTTCTGTTGGGCTTTCGCGACGGTCCGCTCGCGCTTTTCGGCTTTCTTCTGCTCGTCGGTCTTGGCGCTGGTCGCGCTCTCTGTCTGGTTGTTTGTCTGTGCCACGGTTGGCTCCTTTCGTTTGGGCTGTTCGCCCGGTTCTGGTTGCGCCCCCGCTCCGCGCTCCCTGCGCGGCGTCTCGCGCCCCCACCCAGAAGAGAGCAAGAAGCGTGCCAACCGCGCCCCGTGCGCTCCCCGTGCTTCCGCTTCTCTCCCCGTGCTCCGGTGCTCCCTGGTTGCTCGCCGTGCTCCCGTGCCCGTCCCCGTGCGTCCCGCGCCCCGCTCCGTGCGTCCTGTCGTTCGGTGGGGGGTCCGTTTCCCTGCCTCCCTTCCTCGCCTCCGCGCTTCGGGTGTCGGGTCCGGTTTGCCCCCGCTTGGGTCCCTTCGCCCCTTAGAGGAACCTCCCCCTTTATATGGGTCCCCCTCCCCCTCCCCCTCCGCCTCCCTTTATTTTTATATTATTATCACTACCTCCCCGCCTCTATTTATTTTTCATACGTACTATACTTATATATATATAATATATCTTACCAGGGTGTAGTAAGTCTATTCCATAGACATCCAAAATGAGTATTGATTATGGTTTTCGTCCGGTACTGTGACGAGACTTATCTCATAGAATAGGGACACGGATTCCGCATAACGGAAAACGTTCACCGTCCACAAATTACCATATATGGCAATATTGCGGAAAAAATTAAATATAATCACTCCCGCTGAAAGCTCCGTGATATTTTAATTTGCCGTTATTGGTTCCCGCGAACAACAATTATCAGATAGACGAGACAAATAGGGGGGTTCACATATATACTATACCTAAAAATGTTGGCAGGGATATATGGTTGAAATGCCGTATATATTCCGAACTTTGTATTAGGGGAATCGACAGGGTTGTTGATAGATTAGTAGCAGATTCCATAAAGGTAAAAAATAGTTCATTTGGGTTAACTCAGGATAAATTAAATAAAATACATGAAAAAGCTGGTTCCGGTTTCAGATTAAAATAAGGAGAGTGAAGATATGGGCGGTAATTTAGATGAGAATGCTCCAGATATGGCCTGTAAGTATTTTAACATAATGAAACAACATCTGAGGAACGAGGACATTGATGGGGCGTTAAAATGTATAAGGGCATTGCAACAGGAAGCGGAATCAAGAAAAGGTCTAAACCGTCCTATGATCCAGCTGCAGGCAGCAAAAGCTATGCTGGAATTTCATAAGGAAATGGCCAAGATGGAAATTGAGAAGGGTAAAAAAGGCGATAAAAATATCGTTAATATATATAATACTCAACAGGAAGATTCAGATGATCCTATCTCGATTTCACGAAGACTCGTTGGCGGACTATCCCATTCTACTAAAGGATAATCTAAAATTTAGGGAAAAAGTCCTAGAACAGTGTCAGCAAGATAAAGAATTATTAAAAGATGTCTGCATTTTATTCAAGTCCGATCCGATTTGGGCAATCAACACATTCTTCTGGACATTCGATCCAAGAAATAATACCGGTAATCGTAAAGACGTTCCTAAAGACATGCCTTTTATACTTTATGATTATCAAATTGAATCTGTTTCTGAAATATTCGACAAAATTCTCATTGATCCTGGAGATATTCTCATAGATAAATCACGAGATATGGGGGCTACATGGTTAGTTCTTGCCTGTATCTTGTGGTGTTGGCTCTGTGTTCCGTCTTTCCAAGCCCTTGCTGGTTCTCGTAAAGAATCGTCCGTAGATAACTTCATGATCGATTCTCACTTCGGTAAACTACGATACATGATCCAGCGACTCCCTTCCTTTTTAAGACCACCTGATTTCCGACATAAAGTACATGATATAAAATTGAATCTGTTCAACTCCTCCAATGGATCTGCCATACAAGGTGAAGCTACTGGTCCGGACTTTTCTCGTCAGGGTAGATATAACATAGTAATGTTGGATGAATTCGCTGCATGGGAAACTGATCAAGAAGCTTGGACAGCTACTGGTGATTCAACTACCTGCCGTATAGTAGTATCAACCCCTCAGGGATTGGTCAATAAGTTTGCTGAGATTCGCTTTTCTAATACTACTAAAATTATTTCCATGCACTGGACTCGGCACCCCGATAAATCTGAGGGATTATATTACGATGAAAATGATAAACCACATTCAATCTGGTACGATAATGAATGTAAACGTCGTAACTATAACGAACTTGAAATAGCACAAGAATTGGATATTGACTACGGTGCTTCGGGCAGACCAATATTTAACTTGGATATAGTACGTAAGCAAGTTAAAAAACTACGGCAAGATCCACCAGTTATGGAACATGGCGATCTGATATGGATTGTGCCACCGTTTTTCAACGAAAGAGGATACTGTGTCAACAGAAAAGAACTCAAAGTCGAATTTGTTAAAAATCCAAAAGGATCCCTTCATATTATTGAACGCCCTGAAGGAATCGGAAATATCAAAGGAAGATATGTTATCTCTGCGGATGTCGCTGAAGGACTTGAGCAAGGTGATTATAGCGTGGGAAAAGTTGGACGACGTGTATCCAGTAATGTTATTAATGTCGTTGCAAAAATACGTGGACACTGGTCACCCCACATTTTTGCAGAAGAACTTGCAAAACTTGGTGTCTACTTTGGATACGCTGTTGTATGGCCTGAAAAAAACAATCACGGTCATGCAGTCCTTGAAGTCCTCCACCGAATCTATAGCAACATCGGACACGAAAAGCACCAAAATGTTGGAGCGCTTACTGAATTCAGTGATAAACTTGGATGGGTAACATCCAACATCTCAAAGCCAATAATGATTGACACCCTGGACAAAGCAATCCGAAATAAGGAATTAGTTGATCCCTTTATCGGATTTTGGGAGGAGTGTATTACCTTTGTTCGCGATCCCTATGGTAAAATGTCTGCTCAGAATAAAGGTAAAGGTGGTAAATTTTTTGATGATGAGGTAATGGCAAATGCTATATTACTCCAGGCTCATATTTACTCAGCTTTACCAACAAAAATTGATAAGCCTTCTAAAGATGAAAAGTTACAAGAAGAGCGTGATCAAATGTTAAAACGATTCGCAAGCCAATTTATCCCACAGACTGAGGAAGTCTACTAATGAATCTCAATAAAAAAGAAGAGCAGATAATCCTCCAAGAACTACTTGAAAAGTTTGAATATGGCAAATCTTACAAAAAGTACCAGAACCTTTGTGATGGTTCCGAGATTTGGCGTAGGGGTTATCTTAGAAGGTATATTGATTCAAATCCTTCCTTTCAGAGAGATAAGGAGAGGAAATTCTTCCTTGGGTTAATTTTCCGGTCTATTGAACAATTTGCAGCGGATTTCAAGGACGCTTTATTTTCCAATAATCCATTCTTTGTCGTTCGGCCCAGGGGCGCTGATATTATGTCTACGTCTAAGGCAGAATTGGCTCAAAGTGTTCTCGATTTTAACACCACGATACCGATGGATTATGCTATAAGATTTATGTCTGCTATACGTCACGTGTTAACATTTGGGGTGGCATATACTCTTCCGTATTATGACTACAAGGAAATGAAAATTACCAATTATTCGCATCAAATGAATCCGCAAACTGGTGAGCGCGAGGTCTTTATTGAAGATCAGATGAAGGCCGTTGCAGACAATCCTGACTTTGATGTACCTTATCCAACTCGCGTGGTGGTTGATCCCAATACTCAGGCAGGGCGGGTAAATTCAACCTGTGGGTGGTATTTTATTGAGCGACAACGTCCCCATGTTTGGTATATGGATCGGAAGGAGCTTTATGGGTACAGCGATAAAAAACTTCGAGAAATCAAAAATATGCATGGTGACACCTCCATGGATACGGTTGGCCCCAACAATCTTGAAGATAATTGGGACATCCAAAGTTCCAAAGTTCTTAATGAACTTGAGTATGTCGGAAGAATCCATTCGCTACCAGGACGTTTTGACTCTAAGCGCACCTATCGCATTACCATTTTAAACCAGATGATGATTATCCGTTCGGACATTAATATTGCTCCGGATGGACTTGGACTAAATATACTGAATGTAATCCCTGACATTGATGGTTCACATATAGGCATAGGTGTTGCTGACCCCGCAACCGATTACCAAAAAGCTACCAACGAATGGTATAATCTGCGTATGCGGGGATTAGCACTTACTGTTAATCCTATGTATGCTGTCAATGCGAATGCCCTGCCGAATTGGAAAGAGCTTCACAGTGCTCCCCCAGGTCATGTGTTCCCGATGGAAGGTGATTATGACGCGAAAAAAATCCTACAATCCCTCAGTCCGAATGATCTCGCAGGTAATTCATGGGAACAGATGGTTGGTTTCACTCAACGCGATCACGATCTTACAGTGGGAACCTCAGCTTCAAGATTGGGTTCCATTGAAAGCGAACAACGAACGGCTACTGAATTGTCTCAGGTCAAAGAAGGGGCCGACAGACGAGCTAATTCAATGATTTTCACCGCAATTCGCACAGGTCATTTACCGACTATTCGTTCTATGCTGAAATATACTCTGGCATTCTGGTCAACTCCACGTACTTTAAAGATTATTAATAACGCAACTCAACAGGCTGTTAGCGTTTTAGTGCGTCCGGAGGATATAAGGAACGCGGATGTTGATTTAGAAGTTATTGATGCAACGGGGGGATCGATTGATCAGCAGATGGCTTTCTACTCGAATTTGTATAATCTTTCTCTGCAAGATCCGACGATCAACCGTACCGCTACTTTGATAGCGATGCTGAAAAATTCGAAAATTGTTAAGAATCCTTATGATCTTATAAATGTTCAACAAGGAATGATGAATCCGGGGCTCATGGCTGAGGCTATGGGTCCGGAAGCTATGAATTTTGCGAGAGGTGGATTACGTGATACGTCGACTTCTAATGCTCCTAGGGATCGTCAAGCGCAAGCAAATATGCGCAGAAGTCCATCTCGATTTGTCGGTGGACCTCGATGATAAGATTTACATTCAGAGGATATTCCAACTTTATCAAGATGAGGTTCTTAAGACACTGTTAAATTCGTGTCTCAAAAAATGGTTTTCGATGCTTGTGGTGACAGACCCAGGCAAAGATTTGAAGACTTACGAGGATTTAAGAAGTAAAATTAATGCGGTTGCAGAATTTCGTTTACTAATGAACACAATTTTGGACAATGCCAATTTTTCTTTAACACAAGGGGAGGAAGATGCCTTCTGATAATGATCAAGACCTAAATGTGGACGGGAAAGAACAAGGTTCCGACAATTCCGGTTCCGCAGATGCTGAAATCATGGATCGCATGATTAAGCACGGTCTAATTAATGGCGAAGGCCTAGGTGAAAATGATCCTGGCGAGGGTGACGGAGGTGGTGAAGGAGACCCTGGTAAAATTGAGATTGGGGATAAGGAATTTACCACTGAAGAAATTAAATCCCTTGTTGAGGAGCACGGTTCTCTCAAAGAAACCGTCAGGCAGTTAAGCGAGGGGGATGCTAAAGTTGGTCGGGAATTAACCGAAAAACTTACCGCATTCCTTGAGCAAGCAAGTAAACCATCGGAAGATACGGCTCCGTCCAGTGAGGACGTGAATGCCCTTAAGCAGCAGTATGATGAGCAAGCTGCTGAGGATTATACCGGAACTACCCTGGAACTTGCCGCCGCCGTAGCGGAACGTAAGATGAAACCTTTGTTGGATAAGATTGAAAAGCTTGAGAAAAAAATTTCATCTTATGATGAGGAACGGGAGAATCTAAACAAGGCCAGCGCTCAGCAGAAAAAGGCTATGGGCAATATCAACGAGGCTTTTAAATCCGCCAATATGAAAGTTGACGTGCAGACTTGGGATAAGATGTCCAAGTGGGCAGGTGATTTTTTCGGCATCGATTTGAACTCAGTTGCTTACAATAGTCCCGAATCCCTTAAAAAGATCACTTCCACCTATTCCAAACTAGTCAGTAAGGGCGGGAATGGGGATGGTGGCGGAGGAAAACCAAGACTTGGTGGACTTCCTGCAGGGGGCGGCGGTGAGGGCGGTCAATCCGAACTTACCGACGAAGAGAAAACCCAAAAGCGGTTAGAGAAATTTGGCTTAATTAAGTAACTTCAACGGAGATTTCTAATGGCTTCTTACAACGTTTATAAGGATCTGGCCCAGGAGATTGCTTCTACTCTAATAGTAGAAGACATCAATGAGATGGTCCAGTTTCTTGCTGATAAGGCCGGTTTGGCTATGCTTCGTCTGATGGGTGGCACGATCCCTTCGGGCAAGCCGGGTGTGGGCTTTAAAACCCAGGAACCGATGATTAAAAAGCGTGCGATTTCCAGCTACCAGCCCAAATGGATCACTCAGGCTGTTGCGGATAAGGACTGTGTGGTTAATGGCGCAATTAGTGATGCGGTTACTACCACTATCGCTGTTACTGCTGGTACTTATGCGAATGGTGCTGAGAATGGCATCTATCAGGTTGAGCATCCGACTACCGGAGCGTTACTTGAGACGATTTATCTCAAGGAACTGGCTGGTACTCCGAATTTCACCGTAGTGCGAAATATCGGTAGCACTTCTAACGCTTCTATCCCTGATGCTTCGATTCTGCGTCGGCGCAGTCACTCGGTGTCTGATTATTCTTCGACTCAGAAGATTCACGACATTGATCCGACTGTGGTTTCCAACCTTTCGGAAAGCATTCGGGTGGATTGGGAGATCACACTCAAAGCGGCCGCGATGCGTGAATACGGCGATCTTAATGATCCGACCGTTATCAAACGTCGTAAGCTTTATGAGTTTTCCAAGTACCTGAACCATGCTCTTCTGTTTGGCAAGGGCGGAACCACCACCGATAAGGATGGAAAACGTGTTCAGTTCATGAAGGGTCTTACTTCCCTTATGACCACTCATATTTACGGTGCGAATTCCGCTACCGGATTTACCGAGGGTCATGGCGGCGATTTGACTTTTAATGAATACCGGAATACTTTCCTGCGAACCATTACTCGTTATCTTCCTGACGACACCACGGATGTCATTGTTCTTCATGGCTCCATGCTGGAACAGGCTATCGATTACTGGTTTGAGCAGAAGATTTCCAACGTTTCCCAGGATGAATCGGTTCTCGGTTGGACCGTTACCAAGATAAAGGTTAATGGTAAAACTTTCCATCACCTTTATGATGCTACTGTTGATGAGCAGGACGCGGGTATGGCCATCGTCTTCCCGAAAGACTCGGTTACTTACCTGTACACCAGCCACAATGGCATCAATCTCGACATGAAACATTACGAAACCAAACCCATGAATCAGGGCGGCACCAAGGTTGGTGGGTTTTACCTCGTTGATTGCTCTGTCGAGCTTGGATGGGAACAGGGAACCGGTTACATGTCTGGTGTAACCAGCTACTCTTAATTTTTCCTTTCATTTTAGTGAACCTCGCCCCCTTCGGGGGGCGGGGATTTTTAAGGAGGATCAATGTCGGAGACAGTTAAAAAGACTGAGTACTTTTTGATTACAAATCGGAAAGCTCTCAACAATAATTACATCAAAGTGCCGCCTATACCGATTGTAGTTAAAAATAAGATGGAAAATCTCGGTGCTATTAAGATCGACATTGATAATTGTGTGGTGGAAGTGGAAAATGATGGTTCCGCGGCAAAGCAGGCAACTATTAAATCCCTAAACCGGATGGATGGCGTACTTCAAATTACCAGGGAGGTGGTTGAAAGAATCGTCCAGGTTGGTTTTAATATGGGGGTTTTAGAGGAGTAGTTCCCATATGTCTAAGCTTCTTAAGTTTAACGAAATTATTGACGGAGTTCAAGATCTGGTAAAGGGTTTTACTCCAGACAAGATGGCTGATTCTTTGAATGATGCCCAAGAAGAGTTTGCATCTACATTCTATCTCGATTTCTTAAAGCGCAAATATTACGTTAACACAACTGTGTATGGGGGTCCGTTTCTTGTATACGAAGATTCCGCTTACGCAACCGAAGCTGATTGGCTTGAGCCTGTTGAGAAAGGGTTGGTTGATAATAATAGTAACGGAGTAAAGTTTCGTCTTGAAGGAGACAGTATTTATATACCTGATAGTGAGATTGCATTTACCACTCCTCTGCGCTTTTGGTGCATCAAAAACCCATCACGTTTCTCTAATTCTGTTTCAACTAATACTCTTGATTCTTTTTCCGATTGGCCCCGATATGCTAAGAAAGCATTGTGCCATTTAACGGCCCATTATTTGGCTGAGCGTAAAAAGGATTATGAGAGGGCCAAATACTTTCTGGATATGTTTATCCGGTTTTATGGTCCCAAGGTAAAGCGCAGGGCATCCGGTAATTGGGGTATTGATAATTACGGACAGTCCTTGGATGATCGCGGCAACAGTCAAAGATGGATATAGATAATGCCAGATTTTATTATTGGGAAGTGGACCTCCGGTGTTTTACGCCGTAGAAGCCCTTCATCTATCAATTATCCAGACGACGCTTGGCAAGATGCCAGGAATGTGATCCCTGTTGGCGATGAGATACGTCGACGTAATGGATCTTCTCCTTTTTGCCGTTCAGCAGTAGGCTTAACTACTCTTCACAGTGAATGTACCTATGATTCCAAAGATGGGGATTATATACTCCAGCATTGGGATGATAAGCTATACGCGCTTGAATACGATGAGACACCCAGATTGCTAGGTACAGTGGTTGATGCCAATTCTCAAATGTTTCAAATCGGTAAACACATTTTATTGGGTATAGATTCTGAGGATGGCAACGGGCACCCCTATAATTATATAATCTCTTGGAGTTCTGTCACTAGAAATTTTACTCTTCGTAGATGCGGACTTCCGTCTTTCGATGGTGGTACTTATCTCGATGATATTACTCTTACTGAAATTAATATTGGTGCTGGAAACATGGAGGCCGGTACCTATAAGTATATGTTTACATTTGCCGTTTATGACGGTTCAACAATGATATCCGAAGGTGGTGGATTCAATGAAATCCAGTATGTCAAGGAGATTACCCTGACTGATACTTCGGATGTCAGAATTACCTTCGACACTTCTCTTCTCTCCGGTGTTTTACCCGATTGGATTACGCATATTAATGTATTTAGATCACTTAGGGTTGATGGAGATTGGAATAGTGATGAGGTGTACAATGATGATTATAAAGCTACTCCGATATATCCATGGTTCAGATTTGTTGATAAGGTTGCTCCATCAGCTTCTCAATATACGCATGATGATACAAACAGTGATGATGACCTTAAAAAGGTACTTGATACGTACGATTCGAGAGGTTGGGTTCCTCTTCCGAGGATGAAGTTTGGACTTTGTGCTCCTAATGGGCGTATATTTGTAATGAATAGTACATTCCCAGGCAGAGTGCATTTTACAGAGAACGCTTTGTCTCCAAACAGGGATGTAACTAAATATTACGAGCATTACGCTGAGGGATTTAATTACTTCATCGATGTCGGCCTGGACGCAGAGCAAGAAGATACTGGTCTTATTTTATCTCCTATAGGTGATCTCTTAATTGGCCAGGATTCGAGAATCTTTCGTATACATCAAGCTGATCCTCTAAGATCCACGTATCTCGGTGAGTTAAAAGGATTCCCTGCTGAGGTTGTTAATAATAGGCATGGTATTTTAAATGTGAAAGCTTGCACTATAGGAAAGGATAACAAACTTTATGTTTTTGGTAATGGCGGTTATCGTTCTTTTAACGGTGTTAATTTTGATGACCGTGATTTTATGGAAACCATAAATTTGCCGCATCTCGAAGATTCTACTAATTATCTCAAGATGAGGGCGATATATTATCCAGGTTCCCTGCATACGGGTCCGGATGGTAAGAATGGCATCGATCAAATTATTTTGTCATATCCGTCTGTGGATGGCGGTGAAATAGATGAGTGCCTTGTTGTTGCGTTTACTAATGAGGGTATAACTACTACCCTATATGATGGGTTTGGTATGATAGGTGCCTCAATTACTCCCACTACTAAGAAGCTCGTGATTACCGACAATACGGATGGTGGCTCTTATCACCAGGACGATTCCTCATCCAATGTAGACCGTCTTGGGGCTACTGATGAGGCAAGAATTGGGTGGTATTTCACTACGAAAGATTTCTCCATGAAGGAGAATCAAGAGTATGCTATGAATCTAGATTCGATCATCATAAGTGGAAACAACCTGGATAAGGAAGTGGAGATTCAGACAGCATTTGACAGTTTACCGCGCCTAAATAGAAGAATTATTACTCCAAACATTGATAACATATCCATTCTATCATATAAGCCCAGGGTCGTTAAGAGGTATGAGAAAGAATTTGACGACGAGGCTTTTGGTAATACCTTCAATCTGACACTTGTTGGTAGGGGTCTAGAAGCTCCGACCATTGAATCTATAAAACCGGTTTATAATCAAGGAGAGAGGTTAATATAATGGCAAACGAAGCTGATCTTAGAATTCCACTTGTTTATGGCAAGGAACAGAAGATTTATTTCTCCCTGTGGATTGGCGGCAATCTTGCCCTATGTTTAGGTTCTGATACTGGAGACATTCTTATATCTAAGGATGGCGGAGCTTTCGTAAGTGCAGTAAACAATTTTGTGGACGTTGGAGGAAAGGGCATATACGAGTTAACTTTAGGGTCCGGTGAGTGTGAGTGCAAAAATTTAGTTATCTATCTTGAGGACGTGGCGGGTGGTCCCAATTGGGATCCCAAGGTAATCATTTGTACTACATCTGATACTGAAGCTAATCTTTGGAATACCAATCTCGTTAAAGTTGTAAAGGTCGGCAATTCTTATCAGTTACGTCTTTATGACGATGATGGTATAGTTGTTTTACGTCAGAGAACTCTAAAAACATTTGATAATTCAGACATTGGCAATCTTGTTGGATCTCCTCATCCGTCCCAAATTTACGGTTCTTTTGACGGTGAATTAGACTAATGTCAATATATTCAACAATAGTTTTGGGGGGAGTTGAATCTCCTGCCTTAGTGTCACGAGGGTTAGGTATACCTGCATCCGTTGAGGAGGATTCGGATTATCAATTCAGTGATCACAAAGTCTATCTTGAAGTTCCAGAGTACAATTTAACCATAAATATAAGGGCAGCGTAATGGAAATATCCAACCCGATCCATATTTACTCAGACAGGCGGTATTTCATTGATTTTGCCGCTAGAGATAAAGATGGAGCAGATTTAGATTGGTCGTCTTACACTAATAAGTCTATCCACTTTGTTGTTAAGAGAAATCCGGACGATGATGATTCAGATGCAAAAATCCATAAATCTACTACTCTTGGTATAACTGATGTTTCCTATAACCCTGTTACTGGAACTATTGAGTTAACCACAGCAAATACCGCCCAAACGAATTTACCTAATGGTAAGTATCATTGGGAGCTTGTATTTCAGTGTGATGAAATTGGACCGACTTTGGTGGATTATGGGGTTATGCAGGTAACTGAATCACCCACTAAGGATATAAGTTCACTTCCCGCCGCATCATGATTACTTATATGCCCATGAGAGCTGGTCAAGTTCTACACCATGAGGTATGTCTTGGGCTGATTTTGAATAATTGTTTACCTGCTCCGTGTGCCGCTTATTACAAAATAGGTAATCGAAATGAGGTCAGGGAAAATATACAAACTAACTGGAACGCTGCATTTATGGCCTTTATAGATTCTAGTTCTGAAGTTTTTATGGGTATGGATTCGGATATAGTCCTTGAGGATGGTGTCCTTGATAGGATGTATCAGAACCTTGGTGAAAACGATATTGTTACTTATCCCGTTGTTCAAAATAAAAAGTGTCAGCACGGTATTTTTCTTGCGAAGCGCATGGTTATAGGATTAAATCACAGGATGTATAGTCCAATAACAAAATGCCCTGTATGTGAATGGATGAATAAATTTTCCACTATGAGCGTGAAAATATTTCATATGAATGATGTTCCCATGAGGGAGATTGAGAGATTTGATTTTGAACGTAGTCATACATAGAGCATACAATGGCGAGACACTGAATTTATTATTAAATATTCAGTATTGGATCAACGGTGTATCCAGTTTAAGAACTGGTGTGACGGGTGAATCTCCAGTTGTAAGTATACAACGATTATCTGACAGTAAATATTGGAATGGGTCTTCTTGGCAGGTTGTGGCAATAACAGTTTCAATGTCTGAATATGATTCTACAAATTTCCCTGGGATGTACAGATATATCCTTACTGCTGGAAATGATACGTATTTTATTCGATATAAAAACACAGGTACTTACGCACTGGATATGTATGAACTTTATATTAGTGGAGACTACAGTCCGGTAGTAGTAAGTAATCTTAAAATAGAATTCTCAGATGTCAGGAAAAAATTTAAAAACATCGATAACTTGCTTAACCAAATATTGGGCAGGCTTGTTGACGTTGAGAAACAAGTATATCGGAGGTAGCAATGCCTAGTGACTTTAGCATGTTTTCTAATCCATACGGTCAACCCCAACAAACTCCGATTATGCCATGGCAGGGAACTCCTGGTGGTTTAAACTTCCCTACTCCAGGCGGTAAAGACCCAAAAGAAAATTCGATTGGTCAACCCCCACAAACACCAACTATGCCATGGAAGGGAACTCCGGGTATTTTACCATCCGATAGGGTAATGACATTTCAGGATTACGTAGCCGCTCAAGGCAGAAATTCTTTTTTAAATAATCCTATTCAACAACCTGCATTTACTCCTCATGCTGTTGATGCCCCTAGTAATCCAAGACCCCCGGTATTTCAGGATACTATGGCTGGACCACCTGTTGTTCAACCACAACAACAACCACCTATGTCTGTTGATGCTTCTGTTTCTAGACCTCCAGTATTTCAGGATACTATGGCTGGTCCTGCTGAAAGTTATGTATCGCCTTTTGATCCGTTGGGTGAGCAAGAACGTTTAGCAAAACAACTATTGTATGGTACCAGCCCCGAAGAGGAAGCGATTGCGTCACGACTTGATCTTCAAAGAGCAGGATTGCAATCGCATTTTGCCGATATGGGCGCAACCGGAGCGGGTGCCTTGCGTAACGTTATGCTTGCTCAGGCGGGACAGGCTGGTGAAGCTATAGCCGCGGTGAGGGCAGGTAATCGTCAGAAGGTGTTTGACATGTTATCCCGTCTGCGGCAGGAAGGTCGTGCTGATGAAGCGGCTGAACTCCAGCAGAGAGTGTTTGAGGAAGTTACACTACCACAGGCTGAATTGACGCGTGAACAGATCCAGTTTAACATGGGTAGGTTAAAGGAAAGTGATCAGTGGAACCGTTTTATGGATGCTCTGACAAACCCGAACTTGACACCTGAGGAAGCTGGCCGCATTACCGGTGGAATGGGTGACATGATGGGCATTGATTTCAAATCCCTGCCAAGGGAGACAGCGCGTGAGTCTATGAGTACGTCGATCCTTGAAACACTTGGATGGAAAGAAGACGATCTTAAGGATCCCGAAAAAAAGAAAAAATTTGACGCTATACTAGATAATTGGGCGAAATCTGAACTTGGTCTAGATAAGGATTTCGAGCCAGTTGTACAAGTTACTAAAGATTATACTAAAGATCCTTGGGGTGATGATGCCACGCAAGCGTTATTAACTGGATCTGATGAAGACAAGAGGGCGGTTACGGTAGCTCAAGCTGAAGATATAATTGCAACTGGCAATGAAACTCGCTTGCAGGGTAAATATGCTGGCGATCCCTTATATGATGAAGTTCTTAAGGGATCAAGTGGTTGGACTAATAGTGGGTCGTGGACCACAGTAGATGAGAATCGCCATAAATTCGATACTCCTCCGCCTGAAATAGGTGAGTTTATCAATTATAATGGCAGGATTGTTAAGGTCACCAGCGGTGTTCAGTTTGAAGATGATACTGGTTCTAAAGGTGATGATTATGAGTATTTTACCGCTGTTGATCCTTCTACTGGAACCACTTACTACATTAAACCTGCAAGTTCCCGTAGAACTGGTCTAAGTGGTATAACTTATAACTTTGTTGAGGGTGACCTTGACACTGATTTAGGGAAACAATCGTAATGGATCCAGTAACTATAGCCATGTTAGCTGGTCAGGGTATTGACTTTGGAACTGATACTATATCTCAGATTCTTATGATGAATGCTCGTAATAAGGATCGTACTTTACTTGCTAATAAGATGCTTCGCGCCCACGAAATCCAGAATGAAAGTTTGAACCGTAAAATAAATTTAGCAAAGAAATTTTCCCGCCTTCAAGACAAGGACGCATTAAATGAACTTGTTGATATTGCATCCGCAGTATCTGGTGGTCAAAGAACCATGGCTGATACTATGGCGGCTCAGAGGTTTAGGGGGTAGTAATGCCTGTTTATGACTATAATCCCGGAGGTCTTTCACTACAGTCTCCCTCGATTAACCCTGGTTTATTAGACCGGGGATCCTCTTTATCTCCGCAGACATTTGTATATGGAATAAATGATATTCTTCGCAAACCCAATCTTGGTACTCCACTTGGTGGCGCTGTTAATTCAAATGCTGGAGGTATTCCCGACGCTGCAAATCAAGGGATGAGCATGGCAGATAAGTTTTCACTTGCTGGAAAAGGCTTGAAAGGTCTTAATAAGATGGTGTCAACTGTTCTGATGCTTAGGGAAATGGATAAGGATCGTAGGCAAAGGGCTGACCAGATTGACAAGGAGATGTCTCTTGCTAAAAAGTCCATGATTATTGATTATCTTTTGGGCAACAGGCAGTACCGGGATGCTCTGAAAGCGTTGAATATTAAATTATCAACCTCTGGAACACAAAGGGCCAGGGGTCAGTCTGGTATAGCCGCTCAAAGGCGTGCTCGTACGGTGAGGTAATATGCCTGATTATCAAATAGATTTAGGTATTGGTGATGTCGGTGAGGGACTTGAGGATATATCTGCCAGATTACGTAAGAAAACCATGCAAGATGAGAAAGGTAGACTCATTGAGCGTGAGGCAGGTGGTCTTACTTCTTCCGATCCGGTAATCACTCAAATGCTTCGGGCCGCTAATCAGCAGAAAGATCCTGAAGTGGCTCGTAAGCTCCTTGACGCTGTGTATAAACGTGCTGGTGAACTTGTTGACGTAAGTGCTGAGCGTAGGTACAGTGAGCCGGAACGTAATATCCGGATTCAGAAAGGTCAACTTGATATCGATAAGATTATAAAAGATAAGGAACGTAGACAGAGCGAGAAAGCATTTTTAGCTGATAATCTTATTGACCACACCCAGCTTAAAGGTGATAGGCTTCGTGAACATTTACTAAATACTGCGTACGGCGTTAGCGAAGCCAGGGACGACGCTGATCCTTACTTGAAGGCGTTGACATCTAATGCCAGGGGTGAGGATATGAGAGCGAGAGCGGCACGTGCAAGCACCGATAAGCAGTTTACACAGGAATTTACGTCTCTACGAGCTGAGGCAAGATCCTATAATGTTGCTAACAACAGACTTATATCCGAAATCAGTAAACTTAAGAAAGGGTATGATTTTAAATTACCCGAAGAAAAATTAATAGTTGATGCCGAGGTTGAAAAGATTAAAGACGAAATCCGTGCAAATACCTCAAAATTAGATGGGGTTTTGGAAAGGGAACTTGAGTTGTACGCTCGTTTTCGTCCTAAATCTAATTGGCATAGGCAAAGAGAGAAGATAATACAAAACATAATAAAAGCTAGTAAGATGCCTAATGGTGAGGAAATAATAAGACGGGCAAGTGAGAACCTTAGAAGGCGTGGCAAATCGTTTGAATCCTACAGAGTTCCTTATACGATTTTGCCGAAAAAGAAGCCTGGGGAAAAACCTCCTATGCCTGCGGATTTTTCCTCCGCCGGTATTCGGCGTTAAGCTAACGGGAGTCTAATGTCCGATTTTATCGATCAGGCGTTCGAAGACGCATTTTCCGGAACATCCGTGGCCGAAGAGGAGCCGCGGGCACCCCAAAAGAAATCCCCCGCACCGCCTACAACGGCGATAAAAGATGATATAGATAAGGCGTTTGTGGAAGCGGAGTATGTTGGCCCAGTTGAAACTACTCCCGAAGACGTTAACGCTGAGAAGTTACCGGATTTAAGTCCTAAAAAACCTTTTATCAAATTACCAGCAAATCAGCAAGAACTAAGAGCGGTTAGTGAAAAAAGGGCTATATACGCAAATGAAGCATACCAAAACGCGAGAGCCGATTTACTAAGACAAGCTCAATTACAGGGTATGAATCCGTCCGAAGCAGAACAGTGGGCTATAGAAAAAGCCACTGAATTTGCTTTATTAGAAGCGGATGATAAGGTTTTAAACGAACTGACTGAGAAGTCCGGCGGATTAGATTTTTTAGCCTCCCAGTTAAAGAAGGTTATAGCTGGAGCAACTTTAGGGGCATCTAAGAGAATTCCTGGTCTTGGTAAAACAATTAGCCCAGCCGAAGCTTACCTATACACTATGCCCCCCGAAATAAGGGATAGGGTACTTAAAAACAAACCGTGGTTCAACAGGTTGGTTACTGCTTCTGGTATAAGTGGTGAATTAACTCTCGGATTACCAGTATTTGGACTTGCAATGAAAGCGGCGAAAGTTGGTAAGGGTGCTTTAAAAGCACGCGCTCTTAAGTCTGGAGGAGTTTTTGCTGGTATGAGTGTTGCAAGGTCAATAACTGATCCAGAAGTTAAACTAGATTTGTTGCATGTTGGTAGGGATTTTGTTCTGGGGATGATTCTTCCCGGTTTAAATAAAATTCCTGGTATTGGTAATGTAGAGAAAGCTGCTAAGCGATACGTACGAACAGGTAAGTTGATTGGGCAATCGGTTTCTACGGGAACCATAGCTTATGTTTCTGATGTTATTGTTCAAAAGCTCCACGGTCGAAAGTGGAGTGATCTTTCCACCCAAGAAAAAAATGATATATTCATAAATTCAGCTCTGTTTGCAGGATTGCATCTATGGGGTGGCAAGGAATTATTACTTAATAGGGGTAAAATTGAACCTACACGTAAGCCTGGGGAGATGCCGAGACCGGAAGATGTTGGTATCATAAAGCCCAAATTGGAACCAAAGCCAGAGCCTAAACCTGAACCTAAGCCAGAAACGGCGGAAGATAAACTTGAGAGGATTAGGACTGAAGATCCATTAACTAATCTTAAGAATGAGGAATGGGCTAAGGAAAAAGGTATTATTGATAAAGAAGGTAAGGTTAAAGAGGGTAGTGTTGAGTTTGAAATTGGTAAATTTAAAGAAGCTAGTGAAAAATACGGTAAAAAGGCAGGTGATAAACTCCTTGTTAAATCTTCTGAGATCTTACAAAAGAATCTTGAGGAAGCGGGCGTTGGGGACGTGGTTAGAAAGGGCGGGAATGAGTTTATAGTGAGTGCCAAGGAAGGTGTCACTAAAGAAGCTTTAAATGACGCTCTTAATAAGGCCTCCACAGAGCTTAGTGAGACAGCTATAAAGGTTAAAAATAAGGAAGGTCAGTGGAGGACCGTAAAAGGCCTAAATATCGTCGGTGAGAAAGGAGTTGAATATGTCAGAGATACTGCTGAGAAGCCGAGAATACGGGGACGAATTGAGGAAAGAATTGAGAGAGGACCAAAAGAATCAGACTTTGAGTACGTCGATCGACTTGCGAAAGAAGGTCGGAGACTTGAGAAAGAGATTGACGAACTTGAGATTATCGAGAACCCGACAGAAGCACAGTTAAAACGTGAGGCGGAGATAGCTAAAGAACTTGATTCGATTGATAAAGCTCATGATGCTGTATTCCCTAAGGTTGAAGAAGCTCGTAGAGAGGCTGAATTACGTAAGATTGAGGAGATGGAGTTTGAGCATCAACTTCGACCTGGGATTATTACTGATAGACAATTAAATGTTAAAAACGCTCTTACTAAGAGGGGCTATACCGAATATATTCCTAAGACCGATAAGGAATTCAAGCAACTTAACTATGATAAGCAACGGGATGTCGCCATGAAAAAGGGCGATAAGATGATCCTTATTAATCAACTTGGCGAACAGCGTTTACCTTCCGGCGAAGTTATTGCCGAAGCCCCTGGCCCTGTTCCCAAGGAACCACCTAAACTAGTTAAGTTAGAACAGCGTGAATGGGTTACTATATCACCAAAGACGGGCGGTGAAGGAGGAATAGCTAACGTAACTAAATGGGAGATTTCAGAAATAATTGAGAGGGCTAAGAGAAATGACATAGATCTTATAATTAAAAAAGCTACCAAGGAAGATATAAAGGATGCTGATCCTGACTTGAAATGGGATTCCTCTAAAGAGGCCGAAAGGGAAGAGTTAATGAGGTGGGCAGGACCGGATGAACCACCTAAACCCGCTGAAACTCCTAAAGTTGAAAAATTAAAGGAAAAGACACCCGTTAAGTTTGGTGAAGAAAAAATTGAACCTGAAAGTGAAACAAAATTACTACCTGAGGAATCCAGAAACGAGGTATCTTTTCACTATACTGATAAAGAGTTAGTCCCAGAGATACTCAAAGAAGGATTAAAACAGGTAATATCTGAGAAAAAATGGCATGGCGTAAAACCTGGAGAGGGTGTATATTTATTTGCTGGCGATACTAAATTTAGGTCAGACACTTTTGTTGATGATGTGAAGGCTATTAAAAATCCAATAAGGATAAAACTTAAAACTAAAGTTGATAAGGATCTTATGATGGATGAGGATACTATGTCTTCCTTTGGAAGTAAAGATCTTTATGATAACTTTGTTAGCAAATATCCTAAAATCGCTAAAGAATTTAACGATATGGTAAAATCTCTTAAAGGGAGAGAGGCTTTTACTAAATCTACTGAAAAGGTTGACGATGCGGCTATTGAAAAAATTAAATTAGAGTTAATTGAAAAATATGATCTGAAAGTTGACCCAGAACTTGGCTATTATGGTCAAGGAGGATTAGGGTTAACCGGAAGAAAGAAAGGTGGTATACCTGTTGATGATATTATTGAAATAAGGGAACACAATCCTAAAACAGGTAAATATGATAAAGTAATATATCGAGTTGGTGAGAAACCACCTGTTGAAGCAGTTTCCACTAAATCATCTAAAGAACCAATAGAGCCTAAATTCCTTTCCGTAGCCGAAGAAACTGTTAAAGCAACTGTTCAGGATAAAGCAACCGGCGATCAATGGTTGGGTATACTTAAAAAGGTTCCTAAGGCTGAAACTGATTTAATGGACCTCCCTAAATTTCTTAAAGGTAAAAAATCTGTTACAAAAGCTGAACTCCTCAAATACATCGATGAAAACAAGATTGATGTTAAAATACAAGGTAAGGAAGCTGAACGTATCGCTAAAAAGAAGCCTAAAACCTTTGGCCAGAAACGGAAGCAAAAGGAAGCTAAATCCAGGGTTGACAAGGCTGTGGACAAAGCTATAAAAGCGAAGGTTAAAGAACCTCCGACTGCTCCCCCTATGAAACCACCTGAAAAAGCATCTAAGGAAGCACCAAGGGAACCGAGTGGTAAAGCTCCTATTGAACCAGAATTTAAAACCTGGGATCAAGTCCGTTCTTGGTACTATGATCGTTATACTTGGCTTAAAGATCACCCTGAGGTTTATAAACAGGCGAGATTATTGCATGGTAAGATTGCTGGCAGGGTTGAAACAATGGTTAAGGATATGTATGATAATGTTCTTGGTAAGGATGTTTCAGCTAGTGATCTTGAAGTTTTGAACCAGATTTATAAGCTAAATGCTCATATGCATTGGGATCGTGTAGGTAAAACTACCTCTGGTATTACTGAACCTATGGCGGTGGAGGCCTTAAAGAAAATTAAAGATGGTATTGGGGATAAAGAATATGATCGTTTGTCTGGTAAGGTAGATGTAATCGCTAAGATCCATGACCAATTACTTGATGAACTTGTTACACTTGAGGTTCTTCGTCCCAAGCAAGTTGAAAATTTTAAAAAAGCTTATCCAATTTATATGCGTACGGAAATTCTTGGTGAGGCTATTAAACGCCTGACTAACATACCTTCCTCCAACAGCGATGCCATAATGGTATTTGACAAAACATGGTTGAAGAGAAAAGAAGGTGTTGACCAAGACATCAGTGACAATCTTGTTGATTTGACTGTTAAATCCATTATCCAAAAGGTTACTGCCGGTGAGAAACAACATTTAATCAATAATATTCTTGAGCAGTATGGTCGACGTGCTGGAATAAAAATTGAAACGGCTGAGAAAGTGTACAGAGAGGAATTAAAGCAGCATGGCCGTACTCCACTTGGGCATGAAAAGGTTAGTGCTAATACTCGTATCCCTAAAACTGAAGATATTAAGTGGATACGGGAAAATTTCAAAAAGCGTGTGGAAGGCAAGGATGATCAATGGATCAAAGATCATGTTACTGTTACTCATTCTGTACCGTCGGAATTAAACACCATGATGCGGGGAATGAACAACGAAGCTGTCGATATAATAACCCGCGCCATGGGATCCTATAATTCATTTTTTAGGATGGCGGCGACTACGTGGCGTTTACCATTCGTTATTAACAATTTATCCCGCGATGTTTGGAATGCTATGTTCCTTGATAGGATAGAAGGGGCAAAAATAAGCAGAATAGGTGGATTAAGTAGGGGTCTTGTTTATGCTACCCTTGAATCCATGGGAATACGTCCTGAATTTGTTAAAAGATTCAGAGAATCAGGTACTGGGTTTGGTGGTGTTATGACTGCCCATACAGCTTTAATGCCGAGTGAATTACGTCTTCCAACAAGATTGTTAAAGGGTAAAAATAAGATAGTTCGAATTGGTAAAGATGGCATCGTAGCCCCTTTAACTGTTATTGAAAAATTAGCAAGAATTGGGGAAGATGCTGTTCGTATGGGAAACACCATACGTGCTGAATCTGCTGGTATGTCTGCCAAGGATGCAGCATTCTTATCCCGCGATTTAACCGTCGATTTTCAAAAATACGGCACCCAAATGAAAGTATTTAACACCTGGGTTCCTTTCTTAAATGCCAGTTTACAGGGTAATATAAATTATATAAGGTTTATGAGGGATAAACCTGGGACCGCCACATCCCGCTTACTTTATATGTTCGTGGCTCCGTACGTTGCTTTAAATGTTTGGAATCGTTCCTTTGATGACTATGATGAAACTCCTGATTATATTAAGAAGGGGTATTGGCATCTTCGTTACCCAGATTTTGAAGCTCTTAAAATGGGTGAACTTAAGGGAAAATCCATAACTACCGAGGATGGCGAGAGTCTACCACTTTACATAACAGTACGAAAAGCCGAGTTTCCTGCCGCAATAAGTCAATTATTAAATCCTATTGTAGATTTTGCCATGGATAAGGATCCCAATAAAAAGGAAGAATTTAAGAAAGAAGCCCTTTCATCCTCAATGATAGCGGCGGCTTCCGCACGCGCTAAGGGATTCCTTTCCACTGTTACCCCACCTCTTTTTGCCTTACCGTATGAACTTTCTGGCAATATTATGCTTTGGGCTGATTCACCTATTTACCCTGAATATATGGGTGAGATAGAGCCTAAATATCGTGCTCGTACGTCTACCACAAATTTGCCTCGTAGGATAGGTGAGACGATGAATATATCCCCAGCAAAAATTGAATACGCTATGACATCCCTTGCTCCGATGGCTCAACAGGGTTTGCAACTTGTGTCTCCTTTATTTGAATCTGATGAACCTGGAGCGCAGAATTACGCTATTAAGTCTTCTAATCTTGAGAAGATATCTAAATTTATACCGTTGGTTAAAGTTTCTCCGTTTAAGAAGACTGCTGAAGAAGTTTATGAGTTTAAAAAATCGGATACCCAAACTAAAAAAACAGCTTCCTTTTTACTTCGTCAGGCTGATATGCAACGTCGTAGAGCTAAAACTCCGGAGGAAAAGAAGAAAGCTCTTAATAAATATAGATGGGTACTTGAAAAATATAGAGGCTTTATTACCGATTCCATGCGTGAAAATGCTGCTGAGAGTAACGCTAAGATCCTACGTGAGAAGAGAGGTCAAGTAAGCAGAAGTAGGAGGATATTTCAGGATATGAGTGATCAACAAAAGCGCAGATTTATAGCTGAACACGGTATACCCAAATGAGTGATCTTGAACAATTACATTCCAAGGTAGATGACATAGGCACTAATCTAGTAAAGTTAACCGATGTCATGGTTGGAACAATAGAAAAACCTGGATTGGTACATAAATTTAACGATTTGAATTGTTATTGTGCTGATAGAAGGATAAAACGCAAGGAGAGAGGTAAGTGGCTATTTCGTTCTTTCGTAGGTTGTTTGATAGCTATTTTAACCGCTACAGTAATAGCGGTGGTTACATCCGGCCTTCAATAAACATTCCAAGGTGGATGGATATTGCGATAGGGGAGTTGGGTCAGGCAGAAATATCCGGTCCAGGCTCTAATGAAAATATCAATAGATACCTCGGAACAGTCGGCTTAGACCCCAATGATGATATCCCATGGTGCTCAGCTTTTACTAATTGGGTTTTTGAAAAATGCAAAATAAGCGGAACCGCAAATTGCAAAGCTCGATCCTGGATGGATTGGGGGAAAGCAATTCAGGCATACAAATTTGGAGCAGTAGTGGTAATGCATAGAGGTGATCCAAATTCGTGGAAAGGGCATGTTGGATTTGCCTTAGACGCTCATTTTGGGTGGATGTACGTTTTAGGCGGAAATCAAAATAATCGTGTTGGCGTTAACGCGTATAAGAGTAGCAAATTATTGGGTTATCGTTGGCCTGTGGAGGAGTAATGGCTTTAATTATAATCAGGGCTGAAACAAAAGCAGACTTTGACTCTAAACATCCTAAATTAAAGCTTTTATCCAAAAAGTACGACATCATTGACGTACTTGATGATGGTCAAGATGCTGGTAAAAAGGTTTGTTTACCGCGCTACATGATTTTAAAGGTCCCAGGTAAAACAAAGAAAGAGCTTGAGTACTTAAAGGAACCCAATGGTACTATGGAAGGTGATGAATTTGTAAAAACTGAAAAACGTAAATATATTTTTAACTTTGATTCTAAATTATCCCCAACCGATTTAACCGCCATTCAGGAGAGTAAGGAAATCCTTATTAAGGATGTAAATCTTTCCGATGTAGGAGAGAAACTTTAATGGCCACTAATGTAAGCTCTATTGGAACCACTGGTCGAGATTACGCAACTATCACCTTATGGGAAGATGATGTTGATGGTGATCTCGTATCTGCTGGTAACATAGAGAAGGGTGAATGTTACGCTGACTCAGATTTTAATGAGACAGTTGATATTGATGGTAGTGTAACAGACTCAAGTAATTACATGTGGCTCACGGTAGCAGAAGGTGAGCGGCACAATGGTACGGCGCATGGCGGAGGCGTAGTAATAGACCGTAATGCCAGTAATGGTCAGGTTTTAAGGATGTCGGATGATTATACGGTGGTTGAATGGCTTAGAATTTATAATGCGATCTGTTCTGGGTCGGCAAGGACGTTTGTCGGGTTATACAACACTGGATGCATGGTGCGAAATTTGATATTGCATGAACTTGTTAAATCAACTGACAATTTTTATCCGATAAGCGCGGCTGCTAATACGCGAGTTTTTAATTGTATTATATATGATGTATGGTGCGCGCAAGCAGGCGAAGTGCACCGCGGCATAAGCAGTTATAGTTCTACAAAGGTTTACAATAATACGGTTTATAATATTAAAAACCAATCGGGTAATATGCCCGGTATCTGGGGCGGCATACAAAAGAACAATATCGCGGCGGATTGCGACATAGATTTTGCGGCGTCCCAATCCGGTTCAAATTATAATTTATCCAGCGACAGCACCGCCCCCGGCGCCAACTCCATTACCGGAAAAACAGCATCCGATCAATTTCAATCAATAACTGGTGGTAGTGAAGATTTCCATTTAAAAGCTGGGGCAGATGCTTTAGATGCTGGTATTGGTCCAAGTTCTGATTCAAATGTTCCATCAACTGACATAGACGGTGATTCGCGTTCTGGTGCAACTTGTGACATTGGTTGCGATGAATATCAGGAATCTGGGGTTACTGTTCCCGTTTTAGCGTACAGACATTATCGAAACCGGAGGGTATCATGAACTTTTTGAAACAGTCAGCTTTGGCAACTATAAATTTAGGTCCATTTGTTGACGACACGGACGGAAAAACTGCTGAAACTGGTTTAACTATTTCCCAGGCTGATGTACGTTTGTCCAAGAATGGTGGTGTTTTTGCACAGAAAAACAATGCTGATGCGGCTGTTCATAGTGAAAACGGTAGCTATTTATGTGCATTGAGTACAATCGATACCAATACCCTCGGTCGGTTGCGCGTTGAAGTTCATGAGTCCGGTGCTCTCCCCGTTTGGGAAAATTATGAAATTCTACCTGAAAATGTTTTCGATTCTCTAATCTCTGGTTCTGATAAATTGGATGTCAATGTTGCTGAAATCTCTGAGGATTCGGCGGCGGCTGACAGCCTTGAGGCCATTCTTGATGGTACCGGTGCTGCTTTAACTCTTATCAGTTCTCAATCCGCTGGTCAGGCTTTATTGATTAAAAATACCGGAAGTAACGGTAATGCCCTGAGAATTGAAAACACTGATGTTGCTGGACGTGCCGCTTATGTAACAAGTAGTGGAACAAGCGAAGGAACAGTTTTAGTTAATAACACCGGATCCAAATCTGCTATCATCCTTACTGGTAAGGGTACTGGACAGGCAGCTCTTAAACTTACTAACACGGATACCGGTGGTTATGGTATTGATATCAACTCCCACTCCAGAGGTATTAATGTAAATACAACAGCGGGTACAGGCCTTTACGTTGTTGGGTCCAATACTGGTGTGTATCTTGAAGGTACTTCTGGTCAGGATATTAACGCTGGTGAGATTAACACTATTGACACTGTTGTTGATGCAATTAAAGCCAAAACCGATAATCTTCCCGCCGATCCCGCGTCTGAGACGAATGTTAATGCTAATGAAACTAAGATTGATTCGCTTCTTACCCGCGTCCCCTCTGGTGCTCTTACTACAATTGACACCGTTGTGGATGCGATCAAGGCGAAGACAGATTCATTGACTTTTACGGTTGCAAATCAGGTTGATTCCAATGTAAAATCTATCTCTGATGATGGGCCAGCCGCCGATAGCCTTGAGGCAATCCTTGATGGAACGGGAGCAAAGCTAACCATTAAAGGAACAGGAGACGCGCTAACTATTCAAAGCACCAATAACGGAAGTGCAATTAATCTGGCAAGTAACGGGACCAACTATACGACGGTTCAAATTAATTCGTCTGCCGGTAAGGGGATAGCTTTTGCTACTCAGCGTGAATCTATTTATGTAAATTCCAACAGCACGTATGACGCTATCAAGATCATACAAAATGGTGCTGGAGGCGGTAAGGCTATATCCGTAACTGCGCAACAAAATGATGCTGTTGATGTTGTTTCCAATACAGGTGTTGGCCTTAAACTTACTGGTGCTACTAAAGACATCGACGCAAATGAGATTGATAATGTTAATGTTGGTAGTATAGTGGCCGACGCTCTTTCCTCAATCGATTCTAAACTTGCTACTGAACATGGATCCGGCCAGTGGGATGCAACCGCCGCTCTTAGCACCGTTGAAGCTGCTTTATCCACCATTGATACCGTTGTTGACGCTATAAAAGCTAAGACGGACAATCTTCCTGCAGATCCCGCATCTGAGACAAATGTTGATGCAAATGAAGCTAAGTTGGATTCAGTGCTTGCGGCGTT